TATCGGTGCGGTGTTCATGGCTACCTGTTCACATTCACCAAAATGTCCACGGTGTGGATCGCTCCGGCTTCCTTCGCGGCAACCTGGAACGACACCGACTTGCGCGCCTCCCGGTCAGCCTGGGACTGCAGCGCGATCGGCGGCGCGTAGACGTAGTAGCCCTTAGCCAGCGTGTCGCCCTGGCGCAGCGCGCCGAAGCCGCCCGAATTCCAGACGCCCGGGGCCAGATAGCCGTTGTTCACCGCGGCATCGCAGGCGGCCTCGATCGTCGCAGCGATCAGCGCGTTGCCGGCGTCGGTCTGCGGGATCTTGGTCGGCGACTGGTACAGCAGGTTGAACACGTCGGTCTGAATGCGGTTCTGGAACCAGATCGAGTTGTAGACCGAGTCGATGAAGATGCCGCTCGGCGTCACGCCGTACTGGATGATCGCCGTGTCGTTGCTGTACTCCACGAACACGTTGCCGTTCTTCGCCTGGATGGCGTCCGCTTGGCTGCTGGTCAGGCTCTCCGGCACGATCCCGGGCTCCTGCTTGTACATCAGCGTGATCGTGGTGTTGTTCGCGTTGAAGTCGGTAGTCAGCAGGCGGCCGAACATCGACGCGGCGGCGTACGGGCTGGAGCTCGAGTACTGCGCGAAGGAGTACTTCAGGCCCAGCGCCTTGAACGTCGACAGCAGGTCGGTGGTGTTCGTCGGGTCCAGCGCCAGCGGCTCTTGCGTCGTCGCGCCGTACAGATGACGCTGGTCGGCCTCGACCAGGCTGGCCACGGCCACATGCTGGGCGTTCGTCAGGCTCGTGTCGGCGAACATCAGGCCGAGGAACTTGTTCGAGAACCGGTCCAGGAACAGCGCGACGGCCGCATCCGCCGTCTCGGGCGCGATGCCGTCAACCGGCACCGAAGCAACGCCGCTAGTCAGGCCCAGCATGGCCGAGATGTCGGTGCCGGTGCCCGTCGGCGTGGCATAGCTGACCTTGGAGGTGGTGCCCGTGGTCGGAGACGTGACCACGAATTGCGTACCGTTCCAGACACAGGTCGCGCCAGCAAGCGCCGTGGTGATGATCGTGGCGACGCCGTTCAGGTTGGTCACGCCCGAGAAGTCCATCGCGGACAGCGTCTTGACCGTCGCGTCGATGGTGATCTTGAACGAGCCGTTCGCGATCGCCTTCCACGCGGTGATGTCCTTCTGCGCGGCCGTCAGCGCGCCGCCGCGAATCGAGCCCGACGTGGCAGCCTTCGCCCAGCGGCCGATGTAGAGCTGCGACGGCTGCGGGGTCTGCTGGAAGTACAGGAGTGCCGCAAGGTATTCCGGCGCCGAGGTGCCGAAGTCCGAGGCCACAGCGTCGATCGTGCCGTACGAGCGCATCCGCTCGCCGGTGTCGATCACGGCCGAAGCGCCAAGGATCAGCGCCGAGTTCAGGTTCGCACCCTGCGCCGCCAGCGGCGACATGTTGATGGTGACGTCGATCAGCCGCGACACCGGCAATCCGTTGGGCATGGTCGTCCTCTACTGGTGGATATCGATGGTTCCGTCCATCGGCGGTACCGAGTCAGTCTCGGTCTTCACCTGGGCGGACAGGAGGTTGAGGACCGGGTAGGTCCGGGTAATCTTGCGGCGCAGCGCCACGGTGACGTCATATCGCCGCACCCATTGTTGGTTGACCAGATCGGGCGCGGCGCGGATGGTCCCTGCCGACACGAACTTCATGTCGTTCAGGCCGAGCTGTTCGTTGTTCTGCGGGATGGCGAGGCCATCGACCAGCATCTGGGCGTAGCCCTTCGCTGCCGGGCCGTAGAACGTGCACAGCAGCTCGATGTCCTGATGCCGCTGATAGACGTCGCTGCCGTCGCCAGCCGGATCGTGCTGGATCGCCGGGCTGGCGTCGTTGGTCTGCACCGTGACGCCGATCGCGCACCAGTTCACCGACGGCTCAGGCTGCTTCGGCACAGTTGGCTGCCAACGCGGCCGGACCATGCTGCCCGGCAATCCGGTCACGCCAGCAACTAGGTCGTGCAGCAGGTCGTCCAGTGCATCGTCTTCGAGCGGCGGCGACCCGACGGCTGGCGAGAGATACCCGCCAGTCGAGCTGTCGTTTGCCATGCGTTACCCCGCGAGAGGCTTGATGTCACAGGTCGCGCAGACGAATCCGCGCCCGAAGTGGCTGTAGTCGTTGACCTTCGCCACGGTGTAGGTTCGGCCGCGCCAGACGATTTCGTCGGCATCGGCGCCGTCTCCACCGTCGCGCAGGCGCAGCGTGGTGTGCACGAGGATCGAGCCGACGATTCGGCTTCCCTCAGCAAAGCGCTGGAGGATGTCGCCCTGATCGCTGGTCACCACGGCGGAGAACGGGATGGCCGTCACCGCATTGACTGCGCGGCCGCGCTCGTCCACCGTCTGCGTCATCCGGTTGCACACGAGCCCGGCGTCCATGAAGTCCGGGTCGAGGATCACGTCGACGACATCGAGAAGCGCCATGGCTATTTCTTCCGTCTGATGACGAAGGTGATGCTGTTTCTGAGTTGGCCGGTGTCAATCAGCGGCACCGTGCCAGTCCTGCCGCGTCGCAGCCGATCCGCGATCGTGCTCGGCTTCAGGTCGGGCTTGATGCCGCTGTTGATCTTGGCGCGCACGCTGTTCTGGGCTACCAGCCCAGCCGATCCCATCCGGCGCTCGGCGCCGCTCAGGTCGCCGTCAAGCGCGGCCTCCACGCTCTTTTGGAGGTGAGGCGTTACCTTGGGCGTAGCGTCTTCCACGCCTGGCACGAGGAACGGCCGTGGCGGGATGTTGTTGGCTGGAGAGCCGGTTTCTTGGATGTAGCCGATGGCCGCGTTGCTGAGCGGCACATCGTCATCGCGCTCGGGCGCGCTGTCGGGAATCCCGACTAGCACCTGCTTCTGGACGAGTCCATTGATCGACTGCAGGACGTCCTTCAGCCGATCGACCTTGATGGTGCCCATGGGGTTACCCCTTCTTGGCCGCCCTCAAAGCCATTTGCTTCGCCCGCTCTTCGGCTGACCACTTGCGTCCAGCGCGACGCTTGTTTGACTCGATTAGCGCCAAGCGCGTGCCTTCGGGGCACGGCCTGCCTTTGAGCGCCGCACTTATGGCGGCTCGATTCTCGGCAGAGAGGCTCCTTCCTCGGAGCGATGCTGCGTGGGCCGCGACATGCTCCGCACTCTTTTTCCTGCCCTTCAGTGCCGCCGAGATGGCCGCCTTCGTGGCCTCGGAGCGCTTCCTGCCCGTGTGCAAGGCAATCAGCCGTTCGCGTTCACTGACACTTCGTGGGCCGCTTACACCTTCACCGCCCGGCGTCTTGTTGACAAGCGGGCCGTTCGGATACCTGCCAATCCAAGCAATCCACGCCATTTCCTCCGCGAAGGCCTCTGCCTCAGTCAAGGCAGTCTCGATCTTGATGCCGACCACCCGACCGCCGTCGGCCTTGATCTTTCTGATGATGTTGGCCTTGTGGCTATTTCCGCGTTCGTCATGCATATGGGCGTACATGCGGCGCCCACGGCCTTTTCCGACATAAAACGGTACGCTGGATCCGGGGCGCAAGAGCATGTAGACATAGAAGTCGCGACGCTCTTCACTGTTCGGCGAATCAAGAATCAAAGCTGAATACCTCCAGCACCAAATAGGCGCGCCAGCGTGAGATAACGGATCCCATAACTGGAGAGAGCCCAGAACCCAGCATCATCCAAGGTCGCCGCGCCCGTGTCGTAACTGGCGCTGACCTTGTCGACGGACTTTGAAGAGAGCGGGCCGGTCATCTGGCCCGGAATGCCTCCGACCGCAGCAGCCTGCTCATCGCGGGCCGCCAGGACGAGGTGGTGAGCGGTGCAAAGCTCGATGCCCTGATTCGTCAGGTCGCCCCAGCGGCACGGATTGACCAGCGACACGGACACCGTCAGCCAAAATTGGACGACGGCATCCGGGTACTTGGTCGTATCCGAGAACTCGGGAAAGTCCTGTCTGAACTGGGCAACGTCAACCACGGCTCACCTTACTTGGAGGTCTTGGCGGCCGGCTTGGCCTCGGCTTCCGCCTTGGCTTTCGCTTCCGCTTCCTGCTTGGCGGCGTCGAGCGCTTGCTCGCGCGCCGCAACAGCCTTCTCGCGCTCGGCCACTTCGGCTTCGCGCGCGGCCAACGTCGCCTCGGCTTCCTGCACCGCCTTGGCCTTCGCTTCCAGCTCGGCGAGCAGCTCGTCGGCCGCGGCCTCGGTGTCGCCACCGGCGCTCTCGCCGTCGAGGTGCGCCTTGACGAACCAGTGGTCGGCCACCGCTTGATCGACGGTGTGGTTGCCGACGCCGAAGTGCATGGGCTCGCCCTTCTCGGTCAGGAGCTTGAAGGGCTTGGCGACATGGATTTTAACCTTTGCCATGTCGTCCCCTCAGATGCCGTCGCGGTAACCGACCGTCTCGGGATACACGACTTCCACGACGCCCAGACGACCGAAGTAGGTCGTGAGCTGGCGGATGTCGCGATACTCGAGCGGCGTGCGCTGC